CCTTCGAAGCCAATGTAAGGCACGCCATCACGAGCAGATGCGGCAGATGGAACAAGCGACAACAGGGCAGCGGCGAGCAGAACAGGTTTTGACATACGTCCCCCCTCTCAAAAGGTTGGCGTTCCTAATAGGAAGGTAGCTCCCCTTGTTCCTCTCTTTAGTTCATTCTCGTTCCGAAAACCGCAGTGTGTGTCTTTGCAGTCTCACCCACTTGAAGCGATCAGACCGTGCGATCGGAGGGCAAGCAGTACCTGTGCAAGGACGTTCCGTGCTTCTGCATCAACCGTGGCACCACCAATCGGCTGAGCGATTGCGGAAGATCGTGAGCCCAGAACTTTCGTCCCATCTACATGGACTTCGGATGCGTTGACGACACCTGATGTCCATTGGCCAGACATGTACCGCCATGTGCAACCGGTCACTCGGTCGATGACCTGCAAGCCATCAAACGGCGCAACAAATCGCCAACCGCTTTCCGACCAGCATGCCAATGCGTTGGCGTGCCCCGTCCAAGCCCCACTTGGTGCGGCATGACATATGTAAGCTCGCCCGCTTTCAGGAGACTGAGGCGGAACTGCGGTAGGACCGCCCTCGCAGCAGGCGTGAGACACCGCATCCAGTAGTAGCGTTGCGTAGAAGTAGACGTACGGCTTCCTCGGATAAGGATCGCGCAGGATGCTGGTCTCGGCCCGCTCGGTGATGATGTAGCCGGCCTTGAAGTTGCCGAAGGCGATAGACAGGCTGCTGGCCGCGACGTCGGGCATGTCTTCTGCCTCAATCACCGGATAGCCGAGCAGGGTCGAAGGCTGACCAGCGATCATGCCGTTCTGCCAGATGAAGGCACCGTCGGTGGTCTTCATCTTGCGGACCATCGCCGCGGTCGCCGAGTTCATCACGAACACCGCGCCCTGGCGGTACGGCTGGCGAAGCGACTGCACCAGGTCGACCAGCTTGTCCTGCGGATTGGTGGTCGGGAAGCCGGCGGCAACCCCGGTTCCGATCGTCTGCAGCGTCCCGATCGGACGCACACCGTCGGCCGTGGTGGCAGTGGGCGACGACAAGAAACCGAGCGGCTGGTTGGTACCGCTACCCTTGACGAAGGCCGACCCTTCGGCCCGGGCGAACTCGGTCGCAATCTCGTTGGCAAGCCAGGCTTCGACGTCGAACATGGCGTCGTCCAGCATGTGCTGCGAAGCCGCCGGGTTGGCTTAAAGCTCGCCGGAAGCCGGAACGATCTCGGTAAAGGTGGGCGTTGCCGTCTCCGGCCGAAGCGCCTCCAAGCCAACCCAGCCCGACGGCGTGCCGCCCGACGAGATCAGCTTGCGGTAATTGGAGCTGCCGATCTTCACCACATTGGCAATCCGCCGGATCGGCGAGATGGCAACCAGGGTGCGATCGATCACCTCGTCGATCTCGCGCGGCACGGCATGGCCGCCGGCACCGACGCTGGCATTGTCGACCGACTTGCCTTCCAATCCGCTGTCGCCGGTCCGCAGAAACTCGCCAAAGCCCTCCTGCGCCGCGCTCTTCTGCTCGGTGCCGAGATGTGGGCGACCCGCCTCGACGAGGTTGCTGCGCAGCTTCGCCTTGAGATCGTCGATCTCGGCACGAAGCCCGCTCACGCCCTCTTGCCCCTGCAAAGCCGTAAACGACTCCGCAAGCGCATCAGCCTTAAATTCCATGCATGTTCTCCAGTGTGGATTCGTGGCTCCGCAACCGCCGTGGTTACGAAGCAACCTTGTGGACGCAGGCGAGCGGCTGCATCGGCCGCCTCACCAGACTGACTTCCAGAAGCTCGAGGTCGCGGATCTCGCGTGCGGTGGCGCCTTGTTCGGCAGCCCTCACCCGGTATCCGAAACTCAGTCCCGACAATCGCCCCTGCTCAAGCTCACGGACCAGCAGGCGGCCGAACGCATCGTCGTTCAACCGACCGATGACCTGCAGCCCGCGCTCGTCTTCGGCGAGGTGCTCGATCGTTCCGACCTGCTGCCCGGGCTGGTGCTGCCACAGCAGCGGGACCTTGCCGTTGCGCTGCAACGACTGCTTGGAGGCTCCAGCGCGAACGATATCACCGCCGCGATCGACCCGGTCGAACACGGACGCATAGCCGGCGAACCGCAGTCCGCTGCGGCTCCGCTCGATGCGCATCGCTTAGTTCCTGATCAGGGCGCGAAGGTTCGACTGGTAGGCGATCGTCACCATCAGCCCCGCCAGCAAGATCCTGACGATCCAGCGTGTAGCCGTCTGCCAGGCTGACTTCTTCACGTCGCGCCAGGTCCCAAGCAGTTCGCGCAGCTCGTCCATATCCCGCCGCGCCGTCTTGTCTTCGAGGCCCAGCGCGGCAAGCGCCCGGCTGGCGCCCGAATGGCTCGCCTCTTCGACCATTGCCTGCAGCACGACATATTTCAGCGGCTGCCCTTCGGCGCTCGCGATCAGCTGTGCCAGAAGCTCGTCGGCATCGCGGCGGATCAACGCTCCGTGACCTTGGTCTCGAAGCCAAGCATCTCGCGCTTCTCTTCAGCAGAGATGAAGTCGGCACCGGCCACCATCTGCCACAGCCGCTCGCGGTCTTCGGCAAGCTCGCTGATGGCATCGGTGTCGACCGCCAGGCGCACGGGTCCAACCCAATCGCGCAACGCTTCGGACACTTCGCCAAGGATCCGCTCGGCCAAGGGCAGAACCGTCTGTCGGTACAATGCCCTGCCCGCCTCACGCATGTTGCTATATGAGGTATTCCCGGGCAGCCCCAGCAACACCGGCGGCACTCCAAAAGCGAGGGCGATGTCGCGCGCCGCCGCTTCCTTGACCGCGACGAAGTCCATGTCGGTGGGACTCAGCCCAAGCGATTGCCAGCGCAAGCCCCCTTCCAGCAGCATCGGCCGTCCGGCGTTACTGCTTCCGCTGAACTGCCGCTCGATCTCCTCGCGCAGCCGCTCGAACTGTGGTCCGCTGAGCGGTGCGCCGTCCGGCGGATCGTAGGTCAGCGCACCCGATGGCCGTGCGGCATTGTCCAGCAACGCCTTGTTCCAGCGGCTTGCCCGATTGTGGATCGACGCCGCCGCGCTCGCCGCTTCCAGGCACCCAAGACCCTGCTGGTCCTGAACCGGATTGAGCGACTTGATGTGAATAAGCTGCACCCGCTCAAGCGCATCGTGGCGATTGATCCGGATCGACTTGCGCCCGGCTTTATAAAGGTAAGCCCGCGGCCAGCCGCGATCGTCGGTGTCGATCGTGACCCGATCCGGCTGCAGCAGGAACAGCTCGGCCGGCGCGCCAAGCGCCTCCACCAGCTGAAGATAGGCATTGCCGTGCAGCAGCAGCGACGCCGCCACCTGTTCCAGCAGGCTGGCCCGGCCAATCAGCGCCGCCGCGTCGGTGCTGCCTTCCACCGCATAGACCTTGAGCGCGCCCACCGCGCCCGCCACCATCCGCACCGCCCGCTGCCCGACGGGATTGCCGAGGAACACCTCTTTCAGCTGCGCCTGATAACCGCTCGGGAAAAGACTGCGCTCGCTGGGCACCGCATACGACAGGAACATCGGCGGGACGTCCGCCGACTTGCGTCCGAACCACCGCATCTCACATCCTTTGATGATCGGGCCGACCGTCCTGCGATTCGTCCCAGTGTTCATACTTGTGCCATAACAGCGTGACGATGTCAAGCAGTTTGTGCCTGTTTGGTTAGTGACTTGAGCTAGCGCCTGCCTTAGACTTGCATCTGGCCGGCAGCTATGCCAAAGGCCCGCGTCCGCTGCGGCAGACCTGTTTGCGCAGACGGACATCAGAATACCGACGACAGCCGGAGGGGCGTTCGCATGGGGCGAACGTCAGCGATCGGTCAACATGAGAGATTTGCATGCCGCTTTACGAGCATGTCTTTCTCGCAAGGCAGGACCTGGCTCAAGCCCAGGTTGATGCTCTTGCCGAGACGGCAACCAACATCATCACCGAAAACGGTGGAAGCATCGTCAAGGCCGAGACCTGGGGCCTTCGCGGCCTCGCCTATCGGATCGCCAAGAACCGCAAGGCTCACTACGTGATGCTAGACATCGACGCGCCGGCCGCTGCCGTCGCCGAGCTCGAGCGTCAGACCGGCATCAACGAAGACGTGATCCGCTACATGAC